AGTTGCCCGCGGGGTCTTGCGCCCAGGTGTTCGTGCCGGCAGGCCCAGTCTGATTGGGCCGACTAGCTGTGAGCGTGTCCTGCCAATTCTGCTTAGCGATGCCTGCCTGCTGATTCGCCAGAGTAGTGTAGTCAGGCGCGGCTGGAGTGCTTGCTTTCTTGCCCATGGGATAGCCTCTTTAACCAGATACAACTTTCTTTGGTGAGTGTGGAGATGATCTCATCCCCATCAACATACACCCCTTTGATTCTGCCTTCCTCGGCGAAGCCGACCCGTCGTTGCAACAGTTGGGAAGCCTTGTTCGAGCTGTTCGAGTAGCTGACTACCTTTTCCACCGCCAACTGGTTGAACGGGTAATCGAAGATGGCCCACAAAAACTCCCGGGTGATCGGCGCATTATTCGCTACCGCAACAGTCATGGAGATCGACGCAGTAGTGAAGTCCTCATAGAGCGCCCCGGCGACGAGCTTGCCCTTGTGCACCAGCCCCAACGCGGTCGCGCCACTTCCAGGCATCGAACAGCCAACCATGCTCGCCACCCAGTTACCAACCACTTGAGCGTCAGAGATCAGCATTACATGATCCCTCCGTCCTCATAAACCCAGTCAGTTGCGGCCCAGTAAGTCTCTTGCCCCGAGGTAATCAACAGTCGAATTGCCCCAGCAGTACCAATGCCAGTCACACCCTGCCAGGTCTTATACGTCTTGAGACCACCTCCCCAAGTCGCATCATTCCACAACCCATCGTTCCATTTTCCGGGGACATTGATCGAGAATGCTGCCGGCGCAAGAGGGGAGTCAAACACAAAGTCTGTGTTAACTGAGAAATTGATCGAAAATGCACCACGGGAAAGGATGGTGGGTCGCACCATCTTGAAGTGCTTTTGCACCCCCATCGAGTCGAAATAACTGAACGCAGTTTGCGCCTCGGCACGAATATCAGCCCCCTCAGTGAGCGCCCCCGTGACCGGATCAATGGAGGCGTCGTCAGTAGTGCCTTCCCAAGCGCGATAGACCCCACCAAACGAGCCGAATATGGGCATGTTCTGATGCAGTTCCCAACAGTAGGCGTCGTATCCCAAAAACTCACTCCACGCCTTCGTGATGTCGTTCATGGCGTATTGATAGGATGTCGTATCGGTCGCCGGCACGTTGACCATGAACATGTTTCCGGGAGCAAAGACAAACGGTTGCCACCCAAATCTGTCCCCCGTCAATCCAATGGACGCGGCAATCAACTGTTGAATGTACTTGGCGTTGTTGTCTGAAGATGGGTTGACTTTCGTGCTCTTGAGCAGATCGGACAAGTACAGTATTCCGAACTGGGTGAGTACCACGATGTCTCCACCGTACCGGGCAGCAGCTCGACGCCCAACAGGAGTGGCCCCATAATAAACTCCTTGGAGCGACCAGGTGTCAGCGCCCTCTGGATCAGTGCCCTGGTAAACAGAGAACTCCCCTTGAGAGGAGATTGCCACCAAATGGTCATCGGCCCCGTTGCCATCGTCGATGGTCCAGGTGATGATCTGGTTCAGATAGCCGCCCCGCGTCCAGCATGGGCCGAAGTCGAATGAGTGCGCGACCCCGCTGATCTGGTCGGGCGGCAAGTACCAGCCGCGAGTGGCGTCCTTCTCCACGAACCACAGTCGTTTCTGATGGGCATAGACCCCTATCAGCGCCTTTGGATCGACCCCGCTGATGGTGTCGCCTGTCCCGCTACCCGAGGGTATCTGCGCGACTGCTCCGTTGGGCTTGACCCACACCAGATCGTCGGCCCCATTGACCGCGACCAGATGCACCCCGGCCGCATTGGGGAAGTTGACATGCTGCCAGCGAGCATTAGACAAGGCAGCCAGCTTGGGAGTGCCGGGAACCATTGGCGCTGTGACATCAAACATGACTGTACCGCTACTCTGATCGACAAAGGCATAGAGTGCAGGTGTCATCGCGTTGTGGGAGCAGACAGTCTCTACCACACCCTCCAAGTCGACTACATGCTTTCGATAGCCGCGCCGCATCTGGCACCCATAAGGCTGCGCGTACAGGTTGCGAAGGACAATGGCGAACCCGTCCGGCATCCCCACAATAGAGTCGAATGCATTTAACCCCTTGATGGGGGCGGGTCTTGAAGTGACCTTAGAGGCTTGAGCAACAGGGCCGCCAAAACTCATGGCGAAGTACCATTCCCAACATTCCACGAACCATCGGGAATGTTGTTGATGCCGATGAGAATGCTCCGTGCGCGGGGAGCCAGCGTGAGTACCGGCGCACCCTTGTTCTTGCCGATGCGAGCCTCCCATACATTGAGAAAGTCCTTGGAGTAAGCAGCGGTGTTTAGCCCCTTGGCCTCCCAGTATTTCAGTTTGAGGTATGCCGACAACACCCACGGGTCGAACAGCACCAGATCGGTGTCCTGGTTCGCCTGAGTGTAAAAGGTGTTCTCAACCTCAGATGATTGGAGCCAGGTATCGGCGACATATTCCATCGCTAACTGTGAAGTCTGCGGCATCCCCTGAGCGCCATTGGCATCCTTGGGGAAGATTTCAAACTTGCCACCGACTACACGGTAGCGGATGCGGGGGCCGGAGGACAACAACCCACCCTTCAACCATTGCCACTCCTGCGCGGTCTTGGGACCGAGCAGCGGCCAATGGTTTGTACGATCCCACTGGGTCTGGTCGAGAAAGTAGGACCAGTCGGAAGGCAAGTCATAGACGGTTTGTCCGGTGACTGTGTTGAAGATGAACTCTTTGGTGAGCTGCTCCCATGGATAGCCAATCACCATGTCAGAACCAGCACGATTCAACAAAGCGACCATCTGCTGCACCGTGGTATCTTGCGACGTGACAGCCTCTGGCGGCTTGGGTAGCCCCATCTCGATCATCGACTGTTGAATCAGTTTCAGGATATTCCACGGTGAAGCCATGATGCTCTCCTTATTTGCTCGCCATGAACTCGGGCACTTCGGTCTGCTTCGCTACATTGCCCTTCTTACCACCAGGAACAGGTTGCTGCGCCATGAGTAGCGCCATCTGCTGTTCCATCCGCGCCAACTTTGCCTTGAGTTCCTCTTTTTCGGCATCCTCGACATCGCTGGCTGTTTTGGTAATCCAATCGGCAGCCTTTTTACATAGTTCGTGACCACCCATGACCGACTGTTTAGCAGAGTCGGTAAGCGTAGCCAACTGTTCGACTGTGAAAATATTGCGGTACTTGAGTTCCGCAATGAGCGAGGGCTTGGTGAACAGGAACGGGAAGTTTTCCAGCGGCGTGCCACTGGCGGCTTCCTCCTGTCCCGCCTTCCAGAGTCGGTACTTGTCGCCGAAGCGGTGCATGTAATACTTCACCGGCGCGACGATAGACGTGAGCTGCGAGCCAGGAGTCCGAATGATAATCATGTCCACATCGTTGTAGATGGGACGACCCGCCCTGGTACTGTCGGCAGGATGCAGCACAGCCTCAGTACGGAACTGGATAAACAGTTTGCCATCGTCCTTGTAGAGACTGTCCTCATTGGCGGTGTCGAGCGTCAGGAAAGGGCTGAACTCCTGGGGGATGCTACTCACATCGAATACGGGCATTTCATTCTGGTTCATGGCTTTTATCCTTATATCGCGAGGTATTGAGGGAAACCTTGGGCGTGCCACGCGTCATCATCCAAGGGGGTTAAACGGGACTATTGGCCGGAATTGTCTGCGCCAGAAACACCATCTCGGAAAACGTGAAGGTTTCATTCACGCTGCTCTGAACGTACATGTCATAGTTAGCGGGCAAGCTACTGGATTGAACGGCACCGAACGACACGGAGAGGACTTCCCCCACCACGCTGAATGATTGGGACTGTCGGAATGGAGTCGCTACACCGTTCTTATACAGAGTGAATGTCAGCACCCGTGGGGAGTTCGAGGGGGAGGAAATGTCGGCTGTAAAGTTGAATTGGCATACCCCCACATCGAGTCGTGTGATCCGGCCCACCGAGGCGTTGGCGGTGTATTCCCCTTGCGCATAGGTAATCTCTGCGGCAGTGAACACCAACTGTACAGGGGCAACAGTCACCGCCTGGGCTACGGGTGCCTGCCGGGACAGCCACGCATAGGAAGGCCGGATTGCCTTGATGAGGTCTTCAAGATACGTCCTCAAAATCACAGGCGTGATGAGTTTGTTGTTGTTGTCGGGGAATGCTGTCATCAAATCCGCCAACATCCGATCGAGGGTTTTACGGGCCATTTGCAAATCCGTCCGAGAAGCCACCATTGAAGGCATTATTGACGAGCACTTCGCCGCCTACCATCTGCATGACAATGTTTTTGTAGAGGTAG